ACGGATACACGTACGGGATGGACGGCTACTTTCATACTGACAGTGAACGCGCAGACGAACACACTGTCATTCTCTACATGTGCGAGCGCTGGCCCGCCGACTGGGCTGGAGAAACCGTCCTGCTCGGAACCGAAGGACGCCACTGGTCGATACCTCCGGCTCCCAACCGTGCCCTGATCATTCCATCAAACATGTCGCATTGCGCGCGTGCGGTCTCGCGCATGTGCGCGGAGATGCGGATGGTGCTGGTGTTCAAGACGCGACCGCCGCGTTCCGACGACTTCGAGAAGCTGTCGCGGTGGCTGGTCAAGGAAGGTGCGCTCAAGTATGACCATCAGAGGGGAAGCCTGCACGATCATCTGGTGCGCGTGTTTGCAATGCTGGAGGGGCGCGGACGATCTCTGTCCGTGTCCTTTGCTGGCGGGCTACATTCCATCTATGGCACCAATGTTTTTACAAAACAGATGCTGTCCCCCGAGCCCCACGTCCGTGCTCGCGTTGCGGGCGCTTTCGGAGCGGAGGCCGAGGATTACGCCTACACGTTCTCGCAATTGAACCGGCCCGAAACGCTCGACGTGGCGGCGAGCTTCCTCAACGATCCACGCCTGCGCACCAATGACTGGAGCATCGCCCTCCAGCGCCGTTATAGCGAGCCCAGGTCGGTGGGGTGGGTGGAGGCAGGCGATCTTTGCTTGATCGAGTGCGCCAATCTTGCCGATCAGAATTCTCTCGACAAGTGGCCCAACCTGAAAAACCTTTGGGAGGGAAAATGAGCCTCGATCCTTCGACGTTCCATTATCTCAGGCCGACCGACACCCAGCTCGCGGATATGAACGTTCTGCGCAACGAGTTCACGCGCTTTGCCGATGTGTTGGCGCGGCGGTTACCGGAGGGGTTGGACAAGGATTACATCATGCGACAACTGCGTATCATCGCAATGTGGTCCAATGTGGCGATTACCCGCCACGATGACGGCTCTCCAAGGGTGGAAGGCCGTGAGCCAGTTTGAGTGGGAGATCGCCGACGAGGTCAGCGCGTGGTTCCCTGATCCGCCATGCAGGCGGCGCACCATTAACGTGAGGCGCGCGATCGCGCTCTACGTTGCGCTCGGCAATTGGCGCAAGGTTGCCCTGGCGATGGGCTTCCAGACCCACAGCGTGTGGCATGCTGTGAACCGTTTATGAGAGGGGCAAGTATCATGCACAATCCAAATGGATCGGACATCAGGGGCGCGCGGGATTTGCTGACCGAGATCATGCGCGGTGAGCACGGCTTTGTTCCGGCGCGCGCGCGTGAGGTGATCGTCCAGGCGCTCGACAAGATGTGGCGGGCGGAGCCGCTGCGGCGCGGCAACAATCAGCAGGACACCGAGATCACGGACGATATGAAGCGGCAGGTGTTCCGTCTGGCGAAAAATCTCGACCTGTCGAATTCCGATATTGCGGTCGCCATTGGTCTGCCGTCCTGCTCCGGCGGGCGCGTCAGTGAAATCCTACAGGGGCTGCGATGACCTTCATCGACGGCTACGCCGACGCCGCAACCCACGCCCGGTTCCTCGATGACCTGGAACGAAGCGCCGAGGCGGTGGTCCGCATGGCGATGTTTTTTGTCCTCAACGGACAGGACGTGGTGATCAAGGGCATCAAGCGCGCGCCTTCCCATGCCGAGCATCGTCAGTACAGAGATAGCGGCGACCTCTACGTCAAGGACGCGGATGGGAAGTGGAGGCGGACCGAGGTCAAGCATCTCAAATATGCATTCACCAGCGGGGACGACTGGCCGTTTCCACGGTTCATCGTGTGCTCCAGGTACAAATGGGACAATGCCAGCCCCAAGCCGCATGAGTTCTATATTCTGTCTTGGGACATGCGGCACGCCGCCGTCTGCTGTGGTTACACGGCGGCGGACTGGACGACTTATACGACCACCCCGCACAACTCCACCCGCGAGGAGACGTTCTGGGTCTGCCCGATAGAGCTGATCAAGTTTATTGACTTGAAGGTTCCTGTCACCTAATAGACAAAGCGCACACACGCGGGCTCCCCACCATCCCACAAGGTGAGGGCCGCCCAATGGCGCGACGTGGTCCGGTCAGAATTCCTGACCTGGAAGACGAGCCCGAGCGCGACCTGAGTAATGAGACGCCGGCCGAGGTGGTGCTGCCACCTGCCGACGTGCTCAATGCCGGTCTGCAGAAATTCTACGAGCTGGCAAAGCTGCACTGGCCCAACAAGGACCAGTCGGTTTCGTTCGACTACAAGAACGAGCGGATGCTGCGCGTCACGCTTGGTCTGGTCTATTCCGCCATGAAATCCAAGGACGTGATCAGATGTCTTCTTCTGGTCAGCGTTCTCATGGGTGGCTGCACCTACGTGCAATCCTACACGATTGAGCCGTCGCCCGCGGTCGCACCGGAACTGTCCTCCCGGGTGCGGGAAATCGAGACGGTTGCCGATGTGCTGCGACGCCAGCGTGCGCTACGCGTGCTGGAGCGTCAGATGCTCCTGGAACGGCGCGGCATGGTTCCATGAGGCTCCCGGCGACCAAGCTTGCGCCATTCCCGCGCGAGCGGTTCCTCAACTTCTGTCGGATGCTGCGTATTCAGACCAAGGACTTCGGCATGGTGCCGATGGAGTTGTTGGGCACGCAGCTCTATGTGCTCGACCGGTTGTGTGAGGCGATGGAGGACGGCGTCTCCACCATCATGATCCTCAAGGCCCGGCAACTGGGCATGACCACGTTCTTCATTGCCCTCGATCTGTTCTGGGCGATGGAATACCCGGGACTGCTCGGATCGTTCGTCACCCACACCGATCAGGCCAAGGCGTTTTTCCGAACCACGATCAAGATATTTTTTGCGCACCTTCCGCGCACCCACAAGGTCAAGTGGGACAGCGAGAACCGCGAGATGATCGTGCTCAAGAACGGGTCACTGCTCCAGTATCTCGTTGCTGGGACAAAGGAGAAAACTAAGGGTGGCCTTGGACGCTCTAGCGCCAACAATTTCATACACGCGACCGAGGTGGCCTTCTGGGGTTCGCCAGACGATCTCAACGAACTGTCGGCCACCATGTCGACGCATTACCCGCATCGTCTCAAAATCGAGGAGACTACCGCCAACGGGTACAATTTTTGGGAGGAGCGCTGGCGAGAGGCCAAGGAAGACCCAACAATCTGTTGCATCTTCGTCGGCTGGTGGCGCCACGACCACTACGCTTTCCGACCCGACGCCGATGGCAAGGACCATCCCTGGTTCATCCAGTTCATGCCGAAAGGCATCGACACCCCCCTCACCCGACTTGAGCGAAAACGCGTCAATGAGGTGCGCCGAAGATATAATGTGGAAATCGATCACTACCAGATCGCGTGGTACCGCTGGAAGCTGGAGAGTGAGAATTTCGGTGACCAGGGGAAGATGGATGAGCAGTTCCCGTTCGTCGAAGAAGACGCCTTTGTCGCCACCGGAGCCCAGTTCTTCTCCTCGCCTCATATTACTGAGGCGATGCGGGCATCATCCCGAATTGCCTTTCTGCCATATCGCTACCAGATGGGTGACCACTGGCGTGACACTCTCGTGGTCCAGGTCCGCGACAAGCGGGCAGAGCTTAAAATCTGGGAAGAGGTAGACCCAAATGGACATTATGTCATTGGTTGTGACCCAGCCTACGGTTCCGGCCCCGATGCCGATAGCTCCGTTATCAATGTATCCCGTTGTTACGCTGATCGTCTGGTTCAAGTCGCCGAATTCGTCAGTCCTCTTATTTCAACATATCAATGCGCCTGGGCTCTTTGTCACCTCGCTGGATACTACCGAAACGTCATGGTCAACCTGGAGATCACCGGACCAGGAGAGGCCGTCTTCAATGAGATGAACCTGCTGCGGCGCGATACCCAGCAGATGTACGACCGTAATCCTGGCGAGGAATATGACCTCCGCCACGTTCTGACGATGATGCGTCACTTCCTCTACTCGCGCGTCGATAGCCTCACCCAAAATCTGGCCTACCAGTGGCGCACCTCCGCCTCCAACAAATTCGGCATGATGGCGGCGCTCAAGGATAGTTTCGAGCTGCACCGCTACGACCTCAAATCAATGTTCCTGCTCAATGAGATGAAGACCGTTGTCGTTCGAGGCGGCGGTGTAGAGGCAGAGGCAGGTAAAAAAGACGACCGCGTAATGGCCGCTGCTCTCGCACATGAGGCGTGGCGTAAGTGGGTGAAACCCAAATTGCAGGCAATGGGCCTCACCTTCAAATGGGCAGAGGATGAACGTCAGGGTCGAGGACCCAATCAGGCCGAGCGCATGGCGATCAACTATCTCAGCCGTCAAGGCATCATTCCTCCAGGGAGCACGCACCTATGATCCAGGGCAACAGTGTCAAGTTCAAGCCGGAAAGCGAGCCTGATCCGATTGAGGAGAGCACCAAATACGTCAATCACAAGTGGTTCCAGCACATGGCGGCGTTCCGCACCTGCTGTTACCGCTGCGGCAAGGACAGTCCGCTGGTCTGGGTCAACACCGATCCCGGCAAGGGCTTCAATGGGGTGGTGCTGGCCTTCGATAATCTGCGGATGCTCAAGTCGGCCGGCCGTCAATATCGCGACATCACCCGCGAAGTGCAGATGGAGTTCGCCAAAGAGAAGTGGAAGTTCCAATTTCGCCGCTCCTACTGCCCGCTCTGCAAGGACATGGGCAGTGTATAGAGTAACGACAGCGGTGCAGCAGTCCTACCGGCGCCGGGAAGTCGGCATGTCGGACGAGGATATCAGGAGCTGGCTGCGCCGCTTCCTCTATGACCCCGACTACAAGCACATGGATGGCACCAAGGCGGTGCCGATGACGTGCCTGTGCGAGTACGCCGGCATCAATCGCGTGGTGCTCTACCGGTTTCTGTGGGGCGACCGTCCACTCAGTGACGGCTACCGGCAGCGTTTAACTGTTGCCATCAACGCGGTGTCCTCCGGCTTAAGATGGTTTCGCCGAGGTGATCACACCTACCGCATGAACGACCCGGAGAGGTTCCAGAAGATGCCGCGTTATGAGCGTGTGAGGCCGCTATGAGCGGTCTGGAGTGGGTTTTGACGACCTGTGCGGTGGTTGGGCTCTGCGGGATCATCTGGGGGCTCTACAAGATCAGTTGGGGAGCGGATCGCCGACGATGATCTATCGCACATTCTTCTGTCTCAACCGGAACTGCCCGCAGGAGGAGTTCACCATCACCGACATGGAGGACCCGCCGTGCCCGGCCTGCGCCGGACGTTGTCAGTGGTTGCCGCGCACGACCGGAACGCTCTCGCCCAAGACCCAGAATATCGACAGCACCGTCAGGGAGCTGCAGCAAGCCTATGGTGACAAGAACTACCAGTCACCCGTTCGTGGTGAGCCGATGCGGCCGAAGCCGCCGCCGGAGGTTGCGGGCCGCTCGATGCGCTTTGCGCCGAAGTCAAACCCCGGTTGGGCCGTCAATCTCCCGGTTGATCAGAATGGACACCTCACTGGGGCTTCTTTCTGTGGCCCCACGGGTGTCACCGTCAAAGGTCAGCACCCGGTAGGCGATGGTCGCGCCAAGGTGCCGCTCAACAACAAGGTGTCGGGCGGTCCCACGCCGCAGGTGGAAGCCTCGCACCGACCGCCGGGGGGTGTTCGATGATCATTCCGCGCTCGAAAAAGGCTCGCGACAACGCGGTTGATGATATTGCGGAGACCTGTCTCGCCAGCAAGCGGGATCGCGATAACCTTTATCTGATGCGCAAGCGCTTCATCGATTATGGCACCAACGACTACACTATAGAGGTGAAGTACAATCGGCTGGAAGCTCACATCGATCTCGTCACCTCATTCCTGTTCGCGCCCGACAACTGTCGCTACACCATTGCGGCGCCGAGGAATTCCGAGGAAGGCGTCTATGAGCAGATCGAGGCCCTGGAGGATGAGTGGAACGACGCCTTCCGCGATTGCGGACTGGCCTATCTCTATTCCGAAGCCGTCTATTGGGCGCTCGGACTGGAGGCCATGTTCATCAAGCTCGGCTGGAACAATGCCCGTGATGATCTATTCGGCAAGTCAATCATACCATCCGATTTCTCGGTCTATGATGAGAGTGAGCCCGATCTCGACAGTCAGGAAGCTTTCATCCACACCTATTGCCTGAACTGGGAAAATGCCGTGCAGCGGCTGATCCGCGCCGGTAAACAGTCTGATATCAAGAAGATGCGGCGCTATCCCGGGCAGTATTCGGAGGACATGCCGCCGATCCTATCGAACCTGATCATTGACGCGACCGGAGGCCCAAATCTGAGTGGGGCGATGATGGGTCGCGCGTCCGCAGATTTTCAGCCACGACCCACATATTCGTCGCAGTCCGAAAATCCGATGGTGCGCTTCCACGAATTGTGGGTCTGGGACGACAACACCGATGACTATGCGACCTTCGTCAAGGCCGATGGTGTTGACGGGGTGCTCGCGGATAGCCGAGAGACCATCGAAGCACTCCGAAAAGCCGACGAGGAGCTGGCCTCGAAGCGTTACAAGGGCGAAAGCAACATCTTCGGGATCGAACAGGCGCACCCGTTTGTACCGGTCATCCCTTATAAGCGGCCCGACTACTTCTGGGGCAAGGCTCACAGCGACGTTCTGATCCCCCTCCAGGTCTGGACCAACGAGCGTTTGCAGCAGATTGCCGACCTTCTGGAACAAAACGTTGACCCTCCCAAGACTGCGTCGGGCTTTATGGGCATGACCGACGAGAAAATGGACGCTTTCGGCGGCCCCGGGAGCTGGGCATTCGACCAAATTCCGGGCGCGAAGCTCGAAATGATGCGTCCGCCGGTTACTCCCGACCTATTTACCGAGTTCCGGGAGATCGGACAGATTTTTTTGGAGGCTTCGGGCCTTACAGAGATGTTGATGGGCCGTGGTGAGCAGGGTGTGCGCGGCGAAAAGCAGGCCAAAAAAATGGTCATGACCGGGTCCGGACGTATCAAAAAGGTGGCCGTAGGCTTGGAGGAAAGCCTCGTCAAGCTTGCGGAGATCGGTATCAAGCTGATCCAGCGCAATTCGACCACTCGGATGCGTACAGACAGTGGGCAACTCTTGATCCCCGATCAGGTAGCCGAGAAGCGCTTCAAGATTAGGGTCTCTGGCCACTCGCATTCTCCGCTGTTTGCGGATGAGGCCAAGGAATTGGCGGCAGGATTGTTCAAGGCTCAGGCGATTGACCGCGAAATGCTGGTGCGCATGGAGAACCCGCCGAATGCCGATGCCATTATCCATAAGCTGCGCAAGCGGGTCCAGGCCGAGCAGGAAGAGAAAAAGGCCGAGCTGCAGCACGGCATCGATCCCAATAAGGGCAAGCACAGCAAACCGCGCGCTGCGTAGGCTTTATCTGTTCTCTCTATAGAGAGATGATGGGTGATGCTTCAACAAAACCGGACGTAAGTGCCGGGCAACAATGGAGGCAGTGATGGCACGTCGTCGGCGTCATCGTCGCGGTCGTCGGTAGACGGTTCGCGTTTCTCTCGTCGGGAGAGATACAGTTAGGAAGCCCTGGCCTTGCGATTGCGGGCCGGGGCTTTTTCTATGTGTTGCTTCCGAAGTATCGGCGCGCACAGCTACTTTTTGCGTATGCCCGTTCCCGGAATGCCCACGATGGCCATGCCGAAGTCGCCTATGGGCGGCCCGACTGGTCCCGGCGCGTCGCCCGCGATGAGCCCAGGTGCCGGTGCTGGAGCGGAGGCAGCGGCGCAAGCCGATGTGAAGGCGACAATTCCGATCCTGATGAAGGCCGCCAACGCTCTCCCCGTAGGGGACAAAGCGCGACAAGCGTTGTTGCGCGCCGTCATGGCGCTGGAGGCTCACTTCGGAAAATCCGCCAATGAAGATTTGACCCCGGCAGCGGCGCAGCGCATCGGCGCAGCCGCAAAGCCTGGGGGTGGGTTGCAAGGCCACAACATGCCGCCGCCTGGATTGATGCTCGGTGGCCCGGCGCCGGGTGGCGGCATGGGTGGTCCTCCGGGCATGGGCGGTCTGGGCGGCTTAGGAGGCTGACAATGGCGGAATACAACTACCTCAAGCCCAAGGTTGCGACCGGCTCGATGGGCGAGCGCAAGAAGAAGAACGGCATGTTCCAGAACATTCCGTCCTATCCGCAGCTCGGTGGCTTCTCCGGTCCGTCGAAGGTCCCGGAACGCGACCGTCCGTTGGCGCTGGAGAGGGGCGATCTCACCCGCAAAGGCAAGCCGGTCTGATGGCCAAGACGCGCAAGGAACGGGGTCTACGCGACAAGGGGCGAGGTTTCTATGAAACCTCGTCGCCCTTCGAGACCTATGAGCCGGGCGCGAAGTCAAAGCCGAAGACTTGGGCGGGCTATCACGACGAGGTCCCGGCTGATGTTGCGCCGCATCGGGCATCTGCTGCCGGCGGTGCTGCGACCGATCTCGCCGGTCCCGAGGCCAAGGAAATTCTCACCCGCGCGCAGCCTGAGCAATACGACAATCCGCGCGGCTATCCCGGTCTGTCGATTGTCACGGCCGGCGATCAACGTTCCAAGCTTCCGCACAACAGCAAGCACTCCATCATGCACAGCATGGAAGGGTCAGCGGAGCTTGCGCGTACCGGTAAGGGAAATCAGAAATGACCCAACAGCTTCATCCGCAGACCGCGGTGGCGCTCGGCAATATCCTGCACAAGCTCGCCGGCAATCCGAAAACGCGCGCTCAGACCTTGGGTCTGGTGCAGCAGATCGAGCCCGGCTACCGCCTTCCCGGCGATGTTGCGGTGCAGAACCTGCGGGCCGAGATCAAGGCCGATCTCGAAAAGGAAAAGCGTACCGAGCAGGAAAACCGCGCCAAGAACCGGCGCGCCAACGCGCGCAAGAAACTCGTGGATGAGCTGGGCGAGGACGTCGTCAAGGCCATCGAGGAAGGGCCGCTCAAGAAGTACCCGCACCTCGATTATGACGACGCCGCCAAGCTACATCGCGCTGAAGATGGCCCCGTGCAGGCCAATTCTTCGCGCCCCGATATGCAGCGCTCCGGTCGGATTTGGGAATTCCCCGATCTGCCCGGCCTGATGGCGAACCCCGAGAAGGCCGCGCTCGATGCCGCCTACGGGGTGATCGATGAACTTCGCGGAAAAAGATGAAAAGAAAGCGCGCCCTTAGTTTGGATTGTAAGCAGTGCGGCTCTGCTTTCGAGCCGCTGCGCTGGAAGGGGTATGAGCAGCAATTCTGCTCTGGCACGTGCCGAAATTTGGCCATTCCGGTTCATCGCGCGGTGATGGAGCAGGTACTCGGTCGGCCATTGGAACGGTACGAGACCGTTCATCACAAGAATGGTGTTCGGCACGATAGTCGGCCGGAAAATCTGGAGCTTTGGAGTTCTCGCCACGGTCGGGGGCAGCGGGTCGCCGATCTTCCCTACACTATAGGTAGCAGGTGCGAACACATGCACCTCGCCTTTGGGTGCTAGAGGGAAAAACCTTGAAGGATCAGTAGCTTGCCCCAGTTCGGCCAAGGAATTATTCCCGCTCAGGGAGCCATAGCTGCGGAACTCGCGGCTGTCACCCGTCGTGCCTTCCTGCCGAAGGTCTTCATCCAGCTCTGGAAGTCGACGCCCTGGATGGCGGCGATGCTCTCGCACGCGATGGTCGCCTCCGGCGGTCTGTCGCCGATCACGGTGCCCCTGCAGGGCAACCCCATGGTTACGATCCAGAACGTCGGTTACGACGGATCGTTCAACCAGCCGGGCGCGACGCCGGGATTACAGAACGCCGAATTCAATTTGAAGGGTTACCTCACCGCGATCCCGTTCCTGGGGTTCGAGGGGCTGGTCCAGTTGGACTACTCGGTGGTGCCGCTCATTGAAGCGCGCATGAATGACGCGACCAACGTGACGTTGGATCGCTTCTCGACCGATATGTACAACAATATCACCAACACCCAATCAATGGTCGGGCTCCCGGCCGCCGTTGATGATGGGACCTTCGCCGCCACCTACGGCGGCATCAACCGGCCCAACAACACCTTCTGGAAAAGCACCTACGTCCACAACGGTGCCCCAACGACCCCCACACGCAACCTGATGCTCCAGTACATCAGTCAGGTCACGAAGGTGACGGGCGAAATCCCGAAGATGGGCCTTATGGGGTTCGGCACCTGGACCGCTCTTGCCCAGGACTTTACACCAAACGAGCGTTATGTGGTCACTCCCACTCAGCCCTTTGGTGAAGGAAAAGTAGAAGCGCTGTTCCGTGCGCTCGACGTGGCGGGGGTGCCATTTTATCCGGACCCCTACTGCCCCGAAGGTACCCTCTACCTGCTCAACACTGACTACCTTGCGCTCTACGTCCATGAGCGGGCTTCCTTCTACTTTACCGGTTTCGAGAGCACGCTCGCGAATGGCCAGTTCGGCTACATCGGCGCGCTGCTCACGTTGCTGGAGATGGTGGACGTGAAGTGTAAGGCCCACGGGAAATTCGACAACCTGCAATTCTTGAACATTTAAGGTGACGCCATGAGGATGGGTGGTCCGTTTCCCTTCAATCCGGCGGGATCGTTCCCGGTCTCTCTTGGTCCTGGGCAGTACTTCTATCCGCCGGCCGGCAACTATCTGGTGTCGCTGGGTGGGCAGACGCTGTTGCAGACCTGGGACCCGATCAACTCGAATTGGCGCAACCTGTCGCCAGCGCCGCAGGCCACGACCGCGATCTCGGTTGATGGTTACAACTATCGCCTGATCAACTGGAGCGGGGTGGTTGCGGGTGCGTTGATCACCAACGCCGGATCGGGCGGCGTCAACGGCATCGGCCCAACCGCGACCGGCACCAGCGTGGCGGTGGCGGCTCCTGGCGGCACGGGTCAGACCGCCAAGGGCTATGTGGTCATCGGCGGCGCGGTCGGCACGGCCGGCGGCTCCATGACGGTGACGCAAGCCGGTTCCGGCTTTGTGGTACCTCCGCTGATCCTGGTGGACGCGCCTCCCGTCGGCGGCGTGCAGTGTACCGCGATCTCGGCCATCA